CACACTACTCACGCCCAGCCGCCGCGCCCGCGACTCAAACCGCACCTGCCCCAGCGCGTTCGGGTACAACTGCCCGCCCATCTCGCTCGCCGCTACCGCCATCATCGCGTCGAGCGGGTTCTCGCCCACACAGAAATGGAACGGCAGATCCTGCTGTCCATCGTCCAGGTCGCGGTCGCCGCTATCGAAGCCGACGGCATCCATGATCGTGGCAATCGCCCCATCGGTGTCGCGGCTCTCGCTCACCGTGACGTTCACTGCGGGCGCTTCCCGCAATCGCGCGAACAGGTCATCACAGGTGACGGTGCATAGCGGCACGGCGCCGAGCCGCCAGCTACTCACCCAACTCATTGCATAGCCGGTCCAGCGCGTGTAGGGTGTGCCCGCAACCGTGGCCGTGAACCGCACCGGCACGCCCGGCCTCAACAGCCCGTAGTACGCGCTGGCCGTGTTCGCCGGGGTGAACTCGCCAGTCTGGTTGCTCAGTTGAACCGTGAGGGTCGACGCCAGCGGGCGGCCATCACGTCCCACACCGCGCGAGATCCGCACACCACTCCCGGGCCGTTCGATGTAGCCGGTCAAATCCGTGCTCCACGAACCGTCGCGGTCGAAGTCCGCCTCGAAGCTCCATGTGATCGTGGCCATCAGTACGCCCTCGCTTCATGGCGGTGGACGGCCTCGGCGATGGTTGCGCCATCGACCTGAATGACGACGGTGGTAGTCTGCGCCTCCCGCCCGCCGGTGTACGTGGGGTACGGGCCCAGGCCCTGCTCCCACAGCCGGATAGCATCGTCGTTGTGCTTGTCGAACCCGCCGAACGGCGTGCGTGGCCCGGTGCCGAACTGCCCTACCTCCCACGGATACACCCATGCGTTGGCCGCCGGGTCCCACGTCAACCCCTGGCCATAGGCTCCGGTGGGGCCCACCGCCAGCTGCTGTTGCGAACTCGAACCGTAGCCACCACCTCCACCCCCGGCGTAGTTCCCGCTGCCACCGTATCCCGCTGTGCCAGGAGGCGCGCCGTAGACCGGCTGCACCCCTCCCCCAACTGTCGGGATCGTCGGGACATTCGGGGCCAGTGGCAGTTTGTTGTACGCCTCGATGGCGGCATTGATGAGCCCGATGATCTCGTTGATCGCCCCAACGAACGCGCTCTTGATGCCACCGGCGATACCGGAAAACCCGTCCTTGAGGAGGCCGACCGAGATCAGGACAGCGTCCTTCACCGCGTCGAACGTGGCGGTAAAGCCACCGACGATGTCGTTCCAGATGTCGCGCATCCCCTCAACCGCGCCCTTCCAGTCCCCGCCGAGAATGTCGATGGCAACCCCGATCAACCCCATCGCCACCTCGGCGGTTGTCTGGATCTGTATCCAGATGGGCCGCACGAATGGTTCGATCTGGCCCCAGTGATCCTTGATAGCGGTCACCACGCCGCGCACCGCGCCGATCACGTTGTCGAGCGCGGGCTTAATGTCGCTGGTGTAGTAGTCCTGGAACTTCGCGAACTGCGCCTTGACGACCGGCATCACCTCATCACGGATGACCTCGCCGATGCGCTTCAACTGCGGCCCGATCCAGTTGATGAATTCTTGGACCTTCGGCTGGGCGTTGGACGCCCACCAGCTCGCGAACTGGTTCATCGCCGGGATGACGTTTTGGACCATCACCTCGCCGATCTTCGCCAGTACCGGGAGCAGGGCCGTGCCGATCGCCTCCTTCAACTCACCCATGGCGATCTTCGACTGTTCCCACTGGCCCGCTGTACTGTCCGCGTAAACCTGCGCCTGCCCGGCGTATTTCCCCTGGATGACCGCGAACGCATCGGCCTCCGTCGCACCCTCGCCGATGTTGATGCCGAGCCGCCGGAACTGTTCGACGTTCTCCTCGGTCACCTTGCCAAGCAATTTCGACGCCTGCTCCAGCGGGATACCGGCGCCGCGCGCGAAGTCCATCGCCAGCGCCTGGCGGCGCAACGCCTCATCCACATCGCCCGTGGCGCCCAGCAACTGCTGGAACGAATCGCGCACGGCATCGTCGCCGAACGCGAGTTCCTGGCCCGCCGCGATGCGCTCATCGACCTTCTGCTTGTTTTCGTCGAACGCGCCGCCCGCGTTGCGAAGCGCCTGCTCCAGCCGGGAGGTCGCCGCTTCGTCCTCGGCGGCCGCCTGGGCCGCATCCATGAGGAACCCCGGCGCCTTCATGATGCCCTCGGCCACCACGAACCCGCCGGCGATCTTCGCGACATCACCGAACGCGGAACCGACGCCCTTCAGTGTGCCGCTGAGCTTCCCGGTACTGCCCTCCACCTGGGACATGGCGTCCTGGAGCGGTTTCGGGTTACCGAGGAACGTGATCTCGAGGGTGCGGCTGGCCATGCCCGTAGGCTGTCAGCGCCGGAACGCTAGCGGTTTTCGCCGGGTTCCACCGGGAGCCCCATGAGGTGGCGATGGTAGGCGGTGAACTCCTCCCGGGTCAGCGCCCAGAAGTCCGCCGGGCTGAGCCCGTAGACACGCGAGAACTCGGGGAGCCAGCGGAGGAACTGCCCTCGGAGTTGGCCGCCTGCGCGGCCTCGGTAGGGACCATATCCACGAGGTCCTCCGGGCGCAGGTTGCGCGCATCCTCCAGCGTGAACGCGGGGTCGCGCCGCCGGCCGATGATCCAGCCGAACGCCACCAGGTCGCGGGCGTTGGGCCGCCACGAATCCGGGAGGGACATCGGATCGCGGCCCGTGACCTCCTCGAAATCGGCCAGCTCGCCGAGGGTCAGGGTGCTCAGGTCAAACAACGCGGTCATTCGATCTCCACCTTCGTGTCGAACACGTCATCGAACAGGTTGTTCCAGTCCTCGAAGGCCCGTTCGCGGCGGCGCCGGACAATCGGGTAGAGCACGTAGCCCTCGCGGCCGCGATGCTCCGGGAACTGGCGCGTGCGGGAGCGGATCTTGCGGCGGTTCATGCGGTTGCCAGCCGCAGCACCGCGCCCGATTTCGCTGGTCACGATCCGGTCCGCCCCGCCCAGCGCCCGGCTACCGCCGAACTCGTGGCCGAAGAACCCTGGAGCCCGGGCGCCGCCGGCGAGGATGCGGGCTTCGCGGCCGCTGGCCGATGCCCGGATGCTATCTCGCGAGCGAGAGACGCTGCCCTTGCCGCTCGGCCGCGAGCGCACCGGGCCGTCGCGCAGGCTGATGCTCGTGACGTCGCCGACGCTCGAGTAGAACTCCCGCTTCGCCTCGCGCGCCACGTCATCCACCAGGGCCTTGTTCACCTGCTGGAGGCGCTTGCCCATCTCGGGGTTCGCCTTCCGCAGTTCCGACTGGAGCTGTTTGAGCCCTTCAACGTCCACAGCCATGGACGAATCGCGGTCGCGCAGGCTGGCCATCAGCTGACCGTGTCGCTGGTGACGATGGCGACCGTGATGACCGGGTCGGTCCCGTTGTTCAGCGCCTCGAACTCCAGCGGCTGCATGACCACATCGGGGCCGCCTACCGCGGGGTTCTTTCCGTTGTAGGCGATGGCCGGGATGGTGATGGTCAGGCTGTAGGGGGCGGCCGTCGTCGGGATGATCGTGGCCGACGTGAACGTGAGCACGAGGTTCGCCACCACCGTACCCGCCACCCACGCGGCGTAATTCGTCAGGCTCTCGAACTCGCATTCGAGCGAGCCGGTGATGCCCGCCGACCCCACGGCGAGCGGTTCCTTTTTCGTGTTGGTCAGCCCGCGCCGGTCGGTGAACAGCCCATTCGATCCCTTGATGCTGGCGCCCTTCACGAACGTGGTGCTGCCGTTGATGGTCAGCGCACCCTCGGTGAAAATGAACGGCTCGATCGTGGCGGGCAGGGAGAGCGTGGCCAGCGCCGTGCCGGTCACGACCGTCTTAGCGTCGAACGTGGCGCTCAGGCGGAGCGCGTCGTCCACGGCGCACTTCAGTTCCCAATCGGTGACCTTGCAGCCCTGGAACGTGAACGGCTGGACGGTGCCCGCGCTGTCGGGGCGGCCCACCTGCACGGTGAGGGCCTTCCCCTGGAGCCCGTTCGCCTCTGGGATGATCGTGTGCGTCTTGTTCGCGCTGCCCCCGGTGATGGTGTTTTGGCCGATGCAGTGTTCGAGCAGGAGCCCGAAGCCCTTGTTCATGACCACCATGGAGACGGAGCCTTTCGCGCCCCGGATGTACGCCTTGCGCCGGTCACTGCGCAGGAACCGCCCCCCGCCCAGCTGAGGCACGCGGATGATCCCCACGTCGGTATCGATCGACTCCGACTCGAACTCATAGAACCGGTCGACTGTCGCCGGGGTGTCGTAATCGGCCTGGGCCTTGATGCCGAACTGTGCGGCGAGACCGGTCTTGAGCGTCATGGCGGCTACTCCTCCGCGGTGGTGGGTTCAGTTTTCCCGCCCCGCCGCGCTGGCGGTTCGGCTGAAGCCCAGTTGTCCGGCTGCGCGAGCAGCCCCTCGGCGATGGCGTCGGGGATGTCAACCGGTTCGCCCCGCTGCGCTACGCGGCCGTAGCCGGTTTGCGGGTCGCGCCACGCGGGGACCTCGACCGAATCGAACATGCCGACGTATTGGATTCTCATCACGAACTCCTCAGGTCCTTGTTGACCGTGATCTCAAACTCGATCTGGCACCAGCGGCCCGCCGTGTTCGCCCCCTGGTCCAGGTCATAGGCCGTGACTTGACTCACCTGCGCCACGTTGCCCACCGTCGGGTCGACGCGCAGCTCATCCTCGATCTCAGCCAGGAGCGCGGTGGCGCGGGCGCGGGCCTGGCGGATGACATCCTCGTTCTTACCGGGGTTCACCACCCAGATCGTGGCCTCGATGACAAACTCCTCGTTACGGCGCCGGTTGCTCAGCATGCCCCACTGCTGCGTGCCGCGGACGGCGGTGAACTGGATGCTCTCTCGCGCGGCCGTCTCGCCGCCCATCCAACCCGTCGCGATTTGCACGCCGAACAGCCCGGTACGGAGCGCCAGCGCGTCGGCCAGTGCGACCATGTAGGCGTGGGCGATGCTCGTCACGGTGGCCATCAGGCGAGCCCCGGCACTTTCTCCATGTAGCGCCGCAGTACCTCATCTACCTCGGGGATGCCGAACCATGCGCCCCGGATGCCGGGGGTGGACAACTGGAACGTGCCGAGTTCGTCTACCTGGCTGATGGCATTGCGGGGCAGGTTGTTGCCGGTCAGGTGGTCACGAAGGACCCAGAGGCCCGCCCGCCGCACTTCGAGCGGGACGCGCTCCCAGCCGTGGGTGTACTCGATGCGGATGTTTCGCTGCCCATACGTCCAGCTCCCAAGCGATTCCCGCACCAGCAGGCCGTTCGGGTAGAGCAGAAGGTCTGCGATCTCGCTGCCGGTGAGCGCCGTCCAGGTGGCCGTCCCGCGTTCGCGGATGGCCGCCGCGCTGACAGCGAGGCAGCGCATGGAGGGCAGCCAGAGCTCGGTGCTCCCGAGGCCGTCGAGGACCGCGCGGGTTGCCCGGGCGCCGAATGCCACGCCGGTGATCTCCTCGAACGCCTCGATGATGCGGTCGCGCATGGCCAGCACGTCAGCGTCCGGGTAGGTAGTGGTGTTCGCGACCGCACCGTGGTCGAACGCGCGCGCCTCACCCAGCGTGAACAGCACGTCGCCCGTGATCTCGTGGTAGGTGGTCGCCGTCTGCGCGGCCCCGCCCTGGACCGTGAACGACCAAACGGCTTTCAGCCGCGCTGGCGTGGCCGTCTGCGCTGCGGTGAGCGTCACCCGCAGCTTGCCGGTTGGCACCTCGGTGACGGATGGCGTTGCGACGAACGTCTCGCCCGTATCGGCGTTGGTCAGCACGCAGGCTGGCGCCGGGCTGGGGGCAATGTCGACAAGGTCCCCGTCCTGATAGACGGAGACCTCTATGTCGGCTGCGGTGCCAGCCAGGATGCGGGGCGAGTCGAGCCGCTCCGTGACGGCCGTCATGGGCTACTCCTCGGCGGCGGGCGGTTCGGCGGTGTCGCTGGCCTCGGGTTCCGGTTCGGCGGCGCGGGCACGGGCGCCCTTGCGGGCTGGCTTTGCGGCCGGTGCCGGGTCCCCGGTCTGCTCGCCGGCCGGGCTGGCGTAGCCACCGCTGATCCACGCGGCCGCGGTGACCTCGTCGACGATGACCACCTGGCCGGCGAGGTACGTGCCCTCGGGACCGGCCGCGGTGGTGTTCATGCGGATTGCGCGGGCGGCCACGGGTTAGGCCGTGCCTTCCGCCGGCGAGATGTGGCTCTCGCCCGCAACGTTGGTGCCGTGGCTGACCGGCTGCTTCGCCGCGCCATGCTGGATGTAGAGGGCGCTCGCCACCACGGCGTTCGCCGTCCCGCGGTCCACAACGAGGCGGACATACCGCTCGCGCGGGCGGGTGATCTCGATGTAGAACGTCTTGTCGTCGTCCGTGTCGGCGATCACCTGGGCCGTGCCCTCGAGGTCCGCCGCATCCGACATGTTGGACGCCGCGCCCTGCTGGGCCTTGATGCTCGTGACCGCGGTGGACGTGATGGCGCCGAACGTCACGGCCACCAGGACGCTCTCAAACCCCTGCATGTCCAGGATGTCGCCGTTGATGTCGGCCGTGCCGGCTGCACCATTGGTCGGGGTGATGGCGATGCTCAGCTTGCCCTGCTTCGAAAGCTGCTGACCGTTCATGAAAGCTCTCCTTGTTGGAGTGGTGGGGGCGGGCGGGGGGGGGC